AAAATCAGTTTGAAGAAAAACTTTACAACAAAGTCGCGTTCATCTGGCTGAAGCAATTTGTAGATATCAAGTAAAATAGGTTCAACTGCGGGGTCCATTTGTGAAATCAGAATAAAATACAGTGTATTTAACATACAGAGAATTGAAGAATTCATATTTGGAGCAGCAGGCACAGGTGGCATTTGAACAGCTTCCAAAAACTGACCAAGTGTATTCGTGCTAGTATGAAGCGTATCTAAATCTCCGTTACCTAGCGCTGGATACGGACCTGGTAGAATCAAGCCATCTCTGCGCATGCGTTCAATAAATGCGCCAAGGCTATCCCAAATATATGTAAGAAGTTGTAATATATACGCTTTATCCTGTGTTAGGTCAGCAACTTGTTGCCTTAATTGTTCATTTTCTGTGATGACTTCTTCAAGGGCATTCCCATACTCATCTACAAGTCTAGCATATTTATTAAGATAACTCATCAATGTAACATTTATATGTTCTAAATCTTCTATTTCTTTAATCATATCATCAACTAATTTCGTATATTCATCGGATATTTGTACCCAAAAAATAATCTCCTGATTTAAATCATCTATATATTTTAATAAATCTTGAACGAGTCTCTCATATTCATTGGATATTTGTACCCAAAAAAGAATCTCCTTGTTTAGTTCATCTATATATTTTAATAAATCTTGAACAAGTCTTTCATATTCATCACATATACGAATCGCATATATCATAAGATTAAATATTGTGTTGTCGGGTGTAGAGCCATCTGTATCAGGAAGTTCACGAAGTAAGGCTTCATATTCATCTCGAATTTTCATCCAATAGGCAATCTCTTCTACTGCCGCAGCAAGTATTCTTTTTGTTTCATTTAATTCTCTTTCTAATAGATTATATTTATTAAATAATTCAAGATATTTTTGCTTCGCAATATGAAGTTCATTTCTAAGGCGCTGAACTTCTGCTTCAAGTGTGCGAATCTGTTCTTGTGCGGCAGCGAGATCAGCCTTTAATTGTGTAATCTGTGCTTCTAACCCTGTAATAACTACATTTAGGCGCGTGATTTCTGCCTGAGCCTTAGCAAGTTCAGCCGTTAGTCTAGCAACTTCTGCTTGCGCAGCAGCCAGGTCTTTCTTTAGTTGCGCAATCTCTGCTTTTGCCGCATCAAGTTGCTTCCGTAAATCAGCACTTATTGCTTTTTCTGCGGCAAGGTCTTTTTGAAGTTGCGCAATCTGGGCGTCTTTCTTGACAAGTTCAGCTTCTAACTCCTTGATGCGTTGATTTGCTTTTACAAGCGCCTGCTCTAGTCTCTCCTTTTCCGCCTGTAGCCTCTGTATCTCGGCCTCCGCAGCCGCCAAAGCCTTTTGAAGTTTATCAATTTCTCCAATAATTCCATCACGACGCTCCTTAATCGTGCCCGTGTGTTTCGGATTAATCTTTAATTTATCTTCAATATCACGAAGTACACCAAGCGCCTCTTCAGGCGCAATTGCTGCTAAAAGCCCCTCATCATCTTCAAGAACCTTCTTAATTTTAATAAGGGTCCGCGTATAAGGCGGTCTCTTTCCAGCACCGCGCTCGCGTTCAAATTCACTTTCATAATCACGCAGCAGCGGCGCCTTTGGCTGAGCCATCCGAGTTAAAATATCCGCAGGAATGGGCAGTTTTTTCCCGAGAACTTCTACAGGGTCATAGCCTTGAGCAAGTAGATACGCAAAAATCTCCAGAAGTCGTAACATGCGGTCATCATCAAGGCCGACCACCTTAGCAGGCTTATTGGGGTCAACAAGAGCTGTATCCTTACATGGTGCAACTGTTTGAGGTACATCCTCATCAATTAATTTATTAAGCCGGTCGAGATGGTCTCGTAAATAGCGCGCGTGCACATCTTCTATGGAAAGTTCATCGTAACTCGCAATTTCATCCATTAAAAGGCTGCGGCGATAGAGTAAGGAGCGAACAAGGAGTTCACCCTCCTCTTTACTACACGGTAAGCGTAGTCCCTTCTTTGTCATTGATTTGCCCACTCCAAAAATAGCACGAATGACTCGCTGTAAAGTTGCCTTCTCCGTATCAGTAAATGTACCAGATGAGCCACCCAAAAAGAGAAGGTCAAATGCGGCATCTGTTTTAAGACTATCATCCGTGAGTTCAAATGCTCCAGGTTCAGTAGGACCCATGCTCAGAAAAAAGGTGTCTCCTGCGATATTTACATATCCCGTTTCATAGGGTATAAAAGAGCCTGCTACGGGCTTTTTTTTGTTTTTGTTTGAGCTCGCACTCATTCCCTAGATACTTAACACATATTTACCAACCTAAAAAACTAACACTATATATAAATAGAAATGACAGCAGAAGCATCAAAACTCTTCAATCCCTGGAATCCACGCAACAAGAAAATGAAGTCAGAGAATGTTCGGAAAATTTTTCACGATCTCGGTCTTCAGTCGTTCCGTGTTCAAGACATTATTCCCTTTCAAAATGCTTGCGTACATAAATCGTATGTAGATAGACCTGATTTATGGGCAGAGCAGTCGGAGTCCGGAGAACCAATGATTATGGCTGACCGACCTTCTAACTGCCTGCCTCTTCAAGAAGCAGACAATGAGGAAATTGAGTTTATTGGCGACAGTCTTCTCGGATGTATTGTTGCTTTGTATCTTCGTGAGCGATACGGTGGAGAGGGTGAGGGCTTTTTTACAAGGCTCCGAACACGAATTGTAAATAATAAAATGTTGGGACAACTGGCCCTGAAACTCGGATTTGCTCCTTGGCTCATTATTAGCCGTCATGTGGAGGATGTCTGCGACGGCCGTAGAAATCTGCGAATTCTAGGGTCGATGCTGGAGGCGTGGATTGGCGCCCTCTATCTACACGAGGGTGGAGGTGGAAAGGGATTTACAACCGTTCAGAGTTTTATTATTTCACTCCTTGAAAAGCATATTGACTTTGCGAGTCTTATTGCTGAGGACACCAATTTCAAGGACCAGCTTCTCCGATGGTTTCAGAGCAAGTATCATCAGCCTCCGAGATATAAGGAAGTGACCGTTGAGGGTCCGCCCCATGACCGAATTTTCACAATGGGTGTTCTCGATTTGAGTGGAAATGTCATTGCGAAGAGCACTGCGAGGAATAAGAAGGTTGCTGAACAGGAAGCGAGCCGTCTTGCGCTTGAAGTCTTGAGTGCGCATACTGACTAATAAAATATAGAAGGGAGATAGATGCCGCCGCCTGATCTGAGGAAGCTAAAGCCGGTAAAACTCGGCACAGTTGTTCAAAAAGCAGTGACGGAGGAAGTAAATCTTGTTCCTACCAAGACTGCTGCGCAAGCAACGACAGTTGCGGCCCCTGAGCCTGCTCCTGCCCCTGCTGCGCCTGCTCCCGCAAAACCGGCGCCTGTACCAAAGCCCCAAGCCCCTCTACTTACACAAGTACAGGGATTTGAAGGCGAAGCCGAAACAGCCGCAATTGAAAGTATTACACTTGAACAGACTGTGAGGGACTGGCAAGAAAAGAAAAAGACTGTTCTTGGTGAAGATAAATTAGAACTCACAGACCCTAAGGGTCAGAAGATTGGACGCTTTGGTGAAGAACTTCGTCGATGGACAATTGTGGATGCTGTAGGGGATGGCCATTGTCTTTTGCATGCCGTCTTTGATTCAACAAGTCCCACCTACAGAAAACTGACGCGCAAAGATAAGGAGGCCTTTGTCAACTATTTCCGTTACGAGATTTTTGCCGATAAGGCTCAAGAAAGTGAATATTTTACAGAGTTAACAGAAGAGTATCAAGACAAAATACTAACTCGTATTTTATTAAAAGTGGGATCCGCAAAGTGGTTGACAGATGAAGAACTTGCTATACTTGCTGATCTCTATAATGTAAATATACTTGTATTAACCTATAATTCTACAAAAAAAGCAGCTCATCGTATTCAGTATCCTATATTTCCTGAAACACTTATTAATGAGGCAGGAGAATGGATAGATAATGGTAATCCGTGGATTATTTTATATAATGATGCACCCGTTCATTATGAAGCCGTACGAATTAATGGTAAATATCTCTTTTCATTTCAACAACTCGCTCCAGTTCTTAAAAAGTATGTTAAACGTGAACATGAGGCTCCAGTGTGCAATTATCAAGCGGGCGAAGAAGTGTGGCTCGTTGGAGATGAATATGAAGACGAGCCAACTCATGTAATCATTCAGCCTGTTTTTGATGATGAAACGCGTATTTGTAATAACTTACGAATTGTAGATAAACAAAATATTATTGAAGATACAAAGGGTGATGCAATAACACTAGATGATGAAAAGTATACGAATATTAATTCTCGAGCCATCTGGGATGGTGATGAAGAAGATAGTTATTATCTCGCAAAGCCGTGGGAAACAAGTGATGAAAATGCCTATATTTATGGAAAAACTACATTAGAAGAAGTGTCTATCACAGAGGTTGCACGAAAGGGTCCAGATGGAAAACCAGTTGCGCCTGAAGTTGAGACCAATGAGGAAGAGGTCGCCGAGGCTGCTGAGGAGGCCGCCAACTATGTAGATGACCGCCTTGAAGCACTTGAAGAGTCAATCCTTGGAGAGCGCACCGACGACAAGTATGAGATTGATACGCCTGCCTATATGCCGACCACTCGCCGCGCTTTTTCAAAGTTCATTGAAGCGACCTTCAAGTCCCTCAAACTCCCTCCTCTTGGAAAACCTGATTTTGACGCCTGTCTGAAGAAGGGTGCATCAGGTCAACAGGAGGTCGAAGTCTATCAGTATCAGAAATTTATCCGCGAATACATGAACAGTGACTCACCGTACCGTGGAATCCTAGTCTACCATGGTCTCGGCTCAGGAAAAACCTGCTCAGCCATTGCCGCATCTGAGGCGCTTTTTGCGAAAAACAACAAGAAAATCATTGTTATGACCCCCAAATCCCTACAGAAGAACTTTATCCGCGAATTAACCTTCTGCGGATTCCGTCATTATCGCATTGAGAATCACTGGATTGGCCTCGACTGGACAGCCGAGACAAAACTCTTTGCGCTCAATGTACTTGGGCTTTCTGGCCAGTATATCCAAGGAAAGAAGCCGGCAAAACTCTGGATTCCCGACTTTTCAAAGGAGTCCAACTTTAAAACACTAAAACCTTCAGACCAATCGGATGTGCGTAAACAGATTTTAGACTCAATCAATAACAATGTTCAGTTTATCTCCTATAACGGAATTACGACAAAGCGTCTAATTGAACTTGCGACAAACAAAGTCTTCGATAACAAGACAATTATTATTGATGAAATTCACAACTTAATTCGTCTGATGCAGGGTAATCTCGAATATTTCCTACTGAAGGGTACTGGAGCCTGGGCCGCCTCTCGCACAGCCGAGCCGATTACAACAGACCGCTGGAAACTGCTCAATCTTGAAGGAGAAAAGAAGAAATACTCACGCGGATATCTCTTCTACAGACTTTTAACGGATGCGACAAACAGCCGTATTATTGGACTCAGTGGCACTCCATTGATTAACTTTCCTCAGGAACTTGGTATTCTCGCAAATTGCCTTCATAAATATATCAACAGTGCGAGCGCAACCTTCAGATCACAGGATATGGTTGCTGATAAGAAAATGATTAAACAACTTGCCGACGAGCATCCGTATATTGACGATATTCGCTTCACAGAGGGCAGTGGAAATCTCACAGTTCTCTTTACAGGACTTCCTGAAGGCACTAAGAAGAAGTTTACTGGAAAGGAGTTCATTGGAATTCTACGTGAAGAAACCGTCAAACCATTCACTGAGATTGTCAGCAGTTTTAGGGAAGCAATTTCAAAGAAGGGTCGTAAGATGGAATTTAAGTCGGCGGCTCTGCCACTTCTACCCATTTTTTATGATGATTTCAGAGATGCCTTTGTAAATGAGGCAGGCCTTCTCAAGGAGGGTGGACCTGATATAGTCTTAGGGAAACGCCTCACTGGACTCATCTCCTATTACAAGGGCTCTAAGGTTGAACTTATGCCTAAAGTTATATCAGATGTTCTCGAATTCGTAGAGATGAGTGATTTTCAAGCATCTGCTTATATGGAAGTGCGCAGTATAGAAGTGAACAAGGAACTCAAACAGAAAAAGAAGGAGAAGGGTAAAGTAGCCCCCTGGCTGGGTGAGGCAGAGAAACTCGATAAATCAACAACCTACAAAATGGTGAGTCGTCAAACCTGTAACTTCGCCTTTCTTGAAGAGATTGTGAGGCCGCGTCCTAAGAAGCTCGGTAAGATAGAATTATCTGTGGAGGGCGTCGATGTTGTTGAGAGGGATATTGGAGATGGTGATGAACTTGCGGAGCCTGTTTTAGGTGAGCAACTCATAGTGGGCGATGAGCGTGACGCAGGTGATGAAGGTGAGGCGGGTGATGAAGATGCTGCAGTGAGAAAAGAAATCGAAAAGGCCGAAGGTGAAGAGGAGGAGGAGGAACCCGCAGTGGCCGCGGCAGCTCCTGTAGCGAAGGCGCCAGTTGATAGTGAAATGAAGACGAAGTACGAGGCGATTCAAACCCTAAAAAAGCAGGCTGAGAAAGAGGGCAAACCCTTCAAGCCGACACCCGAGCAGAACAGAATTATTAATATCTACAAATGCCGTCTAGGCAACACAGGCGACTACCAAAAGGACTGTGAACGTGTCAGGGCCTGCCTCCGTTATTTTGGAAAAGATGAGCAGACAAGCAAATCAGGCAAGCGCTTTGGAAAACTCTCACTGAATGGTGAACTTGCCAAATATAGTGCAAAGTTTGCGCGGATGCTTCAACGCATGGAAGAGTCACCTGGCTCGAATCTTATCTATAGCCAGTTCCTCTCCATGGAGGGTGTTGGTATTTTCTCTATCTGTATGGATATTAATGGATATGTACCCATTGAAATATCGTATAATCCCGATACAAAGGAGGCGCAATTTAATGAGTCTACACTTAAGAGTCTGAAACTCGGTCCGAAGGGGAATGTAAAGCGCTATATTAAGTTCACAGGCGGTGAAGCGGATGATGTGCGCAGAATGAATTTGGCACTCTTCAATTACCGTTTCAGTGATTTACCGCCAGGCCTTCAGGGACCTCTGAATGATTTTGGTTGGACATCCGATGAGGCTGAGATAAAAACACTCCTTCTGAAGGGAGCACTCTGTAACACATTCTGTATTACATCTGCGGGTGCGGAAGGTATTTCCTTGCGTAATGTTCGCCGTGTTCACCTAATGGAGCCCTACTGGAATGATGTTCGCATAGCACAGGTTAAGGGTCGCGCGGTGCGTATCTGCTCTCACATTGATTTCCCCGATGTCGCAGATCGCAGTGTAGAGATTTTTACCTATTTGTCATGTTTTTCCAAAAAACAACAGTTGGGTAAGGAGGGTGATGTTGAAAAAATTGACGAGACAATTCGCATGAAAGATGGTATCACAACGGCGGAGGCAGCAGAGGCATTTGGTCCTGAACGAACGGATGGACTACAAAGTTATATAACAACAAGCGATGAACAACTCTATCTGGTGAGTTTCAAGAAGCGAAAACTTATTGGTAAAATGGAGGCACTTATGAAGACAGCAGCAATTGACTGCCAACTGAACGATACTGAAAATGATGATGTAACTTCATGCCTGGCAATTCCAAATGGTAAGATTGGAGATTATCTTTATCATCCTGTATTGGAACAGGACCTTATTGAGGGTGCTAAAGCCCTACAGTTTAGGGCTGCGGAACCGGCCGTACCAGCTGCTGAGGCGACCAAACCAGGCGCTTCCAAACTCTTTACAGTCGAAGGATATGGTGAATTTGAGGCCAGGCCAGTAGTTGAAGGTGATAAGACAACCGGATTTGAACTCTACAGAGATGACAAGAAAGTGGGTGTTGCGGGAGCGAATAGTGAGGGTCGTCCTGGACAACCAATTCGTCTTAAGAAAGGTCTCAAGATTGGCTCCTAAGCAGGGAGAAGTGACATATCGCGATATCGAACCGTACCCTGCTCAGCCAGCGGAGGGTCTGCCCAGAGTGCGACTCCGCGATGCGTAGCAAGTTGATAATTCAGTTCCCAGTCCAGACATTCGCGGAATGGAATGAGTGTTTTTTCAACTTTCGCAAGAAACTCTCCGCGAAATAGCATAGAATCTGTACAGCGGAAGACAAACTGATGCGGTGCAGCATACGCCTTTGTAGGTGACCAGTAACTCTGCGGACACCCTTCAGGGCGCGTATTTACACCTTCTCCAAGGCTCACATAATCCCAAGATTTGTTCTTCAAATCCTCCATTAAATCGGCAAATCGCGGCAAAAAGTCGTTTCGCAGGTATACATCAGATTCAAAAATGAGTACATTTTTGTATCCATGTTGAACTACATCTCGTACAACCGCGTAGAAATTTAGCACAAGTGAAATCTCACCCTTGCTGAGAAATCTCGATTTCCAAGAAAGATTCGGAACCCCTGCGCGAATAAATGGATCCCATACAGAAAAAACTTGAGAACTTGTCAGTTCAGAACCCCAGCAGGCGGAACCAAAGAAGAGTTTCGCAGCGGGTACTCCAACTGCGGCAAAATGTGCGACCAGGCGGTCATATCTCTGTTTTTCATACACTTGGTGTACGAGAACATAGATTTTATCAATCTGTTCCATTCACCCGACTATATGTCAGGCGGAGTCTATTTTAAGTCTTGCGACGCACTATTCAAACCAGCGTCCCTGCCAGTTGCCCTGAACCTCCTTCTTCCAGAAGGCAGGGTCCGTTGTGCTGAGTTGATTGTCAAAGCAGTGAATCCACGCTACTTGCATCGTCATTTGTGTAGGATTACCATTCGTTCCACCAAGATACATTGAACCATAGGCACTCTTATCACTCTTATACTCATTCATTAGTGTACCACCAGGATTGTAGCTCGCAAGGCCGTTTGAAGGAAGTATCTTACCCGCAGCCAAATTAGCGCATGTCTGTACAAAGAATTGAACACCCGTGATACTCTTTCCAAAGGTCGCAGGTGTCTGGTTAATCGTCGCAACGCACCATGTTCCCTGCGGGACATTGTAGACTTGAGAGTTATTCTGCTGTCCCCTTCCACCCCAGGTCTTCAGATACAGATTAAACGTATTATTAGGACCATTGTCGCAGCAAATCGCATATCCATAATTCTGTCCCCAGAGGAACATCCAATTGAGTCCATTGCCTGCAACATTCTGCGCAGTAATATTAAAACAGACAGTAACCGCTTGAAAAGCCGAGAATGCGACCCCTTGCGCCGTTCTCCAGAGTTGATTCGAAATGGCCATGGACATGAGGCCTGAAGGCAGTGAAGTATCCGCAATCGCTACATACTGCGCACCAGTCGCCTGTTGCGCCTGAAGTTTTCGACTCCAGAGACGCTTCTCGCAGAACTGAGACTGGCCGCTTCGTGTATAGACCTGAAAACTCAAGGATGGAGCAGCCACTTCTTGAGTAAAATAGCACATGCCCTGCCAATCAGGATCTACATTGCCATTCGCGGCAGGGTTTCGCCAACCTTGACCACCCGCACAATCATAGAAATATGGAGTGAAGGTCGCACCTCCATAGGATTCGAACCAGGTAAATGTAAGAATATTTGGAATTCCCTGCGAATCTGCGGCAATCGGCATACATCCTGATTGGTGCCAGGTCGGTCCCTGGTCATAATACGCACCAAATGCCATTGACTGATTCTTGATATTGAAGACATCCTGATTAATTGCCATCTGAAACCCGTCATCGGTAACCACGCCAAACATCAGATTACGTGCTACACCAGGACGTAAATCACAGAAACTCACAAACTCAACCATGTCCGATAGGCCTGTCCCATCCACTTCACCGCCTCCAACATTAATATAAGGTAAATTGCTTCCAGTTGCTGATAAAACAGCACGGCGACCCATACAAACTCCGCCCTGTAAACGGTCAAACCAGAAGACTTCACATCCCTGATTACCATCTCCAAGACTGAGACCTGTGGGCACCTGTTGAAGTCCTAGGCCTGTGAGTTGGTTCAGCGCATTGCGCTGCCTTGTTGGGTCCGTTGATCGTGAATTTGTAACAAGGGTCGCAATACTGGCCTTATAGTCGCCCCAATTCGCACCATTAAGCGCACTTACATTTGTAGGATATGCTGTTCCCTGTGTTGTACCACCTTGTTTCTGAAACTCTTCCTGCATACATTTTAGACCAATATCTCTACTACTATCTGTAAGGTCAGCACAGAAGTTATAGGTATCATAGAGTCCAGACTGACTACAGAGGTCGCGTGCTGACACCGAGAGTTTCTCATTCGGATCATACTGTTTCTGGTTGACCGCATAGAAGTTCATAAAGGCCGAAAAGAGTGTGCCGTTGCCCTGGCGAATGATATCCTCACTCAGCACAGGATTCGCAAGTCCCTGGTAGGTCTGGAACGACTTCTTCAGACGGAGCTGGTCCGCATAATCCTGCGGATTTGTGCCGGCACCAAGTGCTGTTGCCATTGTTCCTCCCGCACATCCGGCCCATTGCGCAGTCATCGTTACGCAATCACGGTCGAGGGGACTATTGAAACACTTCCAGTAGGACGGTTGCGGCTGTCCAGGCGGCGGCGCAGGACAAGAGGCAGCATTATCAACTGTAATAATATTTTCAGCAGCGCACTGCTTATCGACATCGGTGTAGCGTGACTGCGGTTTGCCTCCAACCATCGCAATCGGAATAATTTTATGACTTGTCTTACAATAGCCACAGACATTCTTGAAATCCCCCACAGCACTTACAGGAATCTGTGACATATCCTGGCAACTCTGAGCGGATTTACAGATATCAGTCACCATCTGCTTCTCCGCCGCCTTGAGGTCCCAGAAATAGTTTACACCATTTCCAGTGGAATCTGTGGGAGGGGTTGCCGTATCAAGAGGCCCGCTTGAATTTCCATAGGCGGCCTGCGCAACTTGCGGAATAGGACCTGTGCCCGCCTGGTATCTCCATCCGCATGCATTTCCTAAAGGCGTCGCAGGCTGTGCGGCCTGTAAATTGGATAGGCCAGAGAGTCCCTGGAATGTACGACACTGCGCAAGATTTGCGCCAACAGGGTCGGATACACCCGTTAAAACACCTCCAAGATACGGAAGAGGTGCTGTTACACCACTAATACCCACATTTGCTACACTTCCAATACTATTGAGGGCACCTTGTAACTGTGCGTTACTTGATTGGTCCTGTTGATTCTGATATCCCGTATTTGGATATGAATAGTTGTTCTGTGTAGTTGCTACAACCATATTCGGAATTGCGGAAGCATAGTTAGCACTATTTGTATTAAGCATCTGTTGCGGTGTTTGAGTAGTACCATCAAATCCCTCACTTTGCCTTCTATATTGGGACAACCGGGCAAACATCCCCTTCTACACTATCTCTTTATTTATGCCATGAACGTGGTCGCAATAAAGAGATTTCAAATATTAAAGGGTTTCGCAATTGTAAGCAGTGACTCACTTGATTGATTGCCTGCTAGGGTTCCACTCCAGACAGCCTGCTTATTTGCGTCAAGCAGTTCAACCAGAATGCCCGTCGCACGATTCTGGCAACAGTCAGCGCGATTGTAATAGACAATCTTCTTAATTGGATAGACAGCGCTCATATCCACCATAAAATAGTCATTTGTCTTACAGCCTGAGTGGAATATCTGCGGAAAGGACCGGCTCTGCATTGTTCCATCGACCGCATAGTTGGCTTGACTTCCATATCCATATGTAGTCGAATAACTTGTAGGTTTTCCAAAGGCCTGATTTATCCCTTGATTATCATAACACGCAATCTGCGAAATCTGTAGACACTGATACGCATTACTCAAGCGAATATAACGTGCATTCGGCATGTTTGTCGCAGGTGTTACACTTACAGGAATCGCCGCAAGATTCGCAAAACACTGTCCTACACTATCAGCACGACCGCCTTGCGCATCCGGGAGATTCGCATTGAGCCCAGTATTCGTCGCACGCTGGAAAGCCTGGTTGAAAAAGTTCTGGATATACGGAATGCCAATGCGACCCGTGCCTGCGCCTGAACGAGACTCACGTTGTAACTTCGTTACAATGCTCGGATTTTTCATCGGGTCATAACCGGCTCCAGGAAGACAGTAAATCTTATTCCCCTGTGCGTCAAGACTGTAATAAGTACCAGTGGGTCCAGTATAGGTTGGTCCGAGGCTCTGATTTGCCGCACCTTTGTTGTAGTAGAGATAGTTGATACACTGTGCGGAAATATTGGGGGTATAGTTTGTATCGAAGTTCAAAAAGGCATCACACGGCGTGCTTATATTTGTTCCATTACATTTGAGCGAGGCATCCGCATCAGAATACTGATTCTGATTGAGTGTATCAAGTTGCTTGATAATACTATTCATATCGAGGCCCTGTAAACTGGATGGGTCCTTATAAAGACTTCCTCCAGTTGTACAACCGCTATTCAAAATACGATTCTGAAGACAGGCCGTTGACCATGTACCAGGACCCTGTCCAGCTGGGCGGTAGCAAGGGTCGCCTCCGTAGAGGGCGGCTGACGCAGCCTTTGTTTGTAGAACACTTCCAGTACAATCAATACTGCGAAACGGGAACTCAGCAGCAAAAAGAAAAGGGAGGCTTCCTGAGAGGCTCATGGATGACTTTGAATATCCAGACATAAGGCTTACACAATTTACCGCACCGGTCGGTGTGGTCAGTGTAGGATAATCCGTTCCACGCCTCGGCTTCCCCTGTAACATATCATCTGTTACAAGCAGTTTATCAAGAGAGAGTTGAAAGACGCCACCATTTGCTTGAGGTGCTTCAAGAACACCGTAGAACTCAGCAGGCGTATCATCATCAGGTGCCTGAATAACAAAATTCAGAAAGGAATCCTCGGCAAGTGTAGCCTTGAAGGAGACGGGTGTTGAGGAGAGGGTTAAACTACCACCCTTAAAGGAGATCTGTTTTCCTCCAAGTGTTGCATTTAGTTTACCAACACCAGCTACCCAGAAAGTTACCGCATTTAGTGGAGTTTTACTCGAGTCACCCACATAGGTATACGAGCCATCCTCCAGGCAGACTCCGCAGGTTCCATCAAGATTCTTATTGTGTTGACAGGTGACGCGATTCATAAAGTCTTGAAGTTCATTTGTTGTAACAGCAAAGGAGTAGGTTGAACCAACACCTGTGGTGGCTCCTTGGCAGGTACCCAGAGTCGGCTTTGTATTTGTATACGGGACAGGTGAGCCCGCAATGGCCGCAACAGCAGCCGCCTTGGCCGCAGGGTCAATATAGAGGCCCTTAGGACCAGTGAAGGCCTTTCCAGCATTTGTGGTTCCTGAAGATAGGCAGACACCGCAGTTCGCATTGAACTGTGTATCTGCGAACGGATTCGCACTCATTGCCATATTTTCGCAATAGGCCGCCTTGACAATAATTGAACTACTGTCAGGCACATAGACTGGTGTTGTATTTGTTCCAGGCACCATGTTTATCTGGCCAGGCACAGATGTATCGGTCGCCGTTGGTGTGAGCGCAGCATTAACTGCGCCAACATATGCGGTTTGTTGATCCGCCGGCATATTTGCTACCACAGGCGCAGTGAGTCGAGGGTCAGCAGCAAGTGAGAGGGGATTGTACATCTGTTGCCCCTGAGCCGCTGTAAGAGGATAGTCTCCCACTTGTGGAACATCAAATCCCTCTGACCGTTTTTTAAAGACTCGCAAAAGTGCTGTTGCGCCTACAGCACAGGCACCTAGTAACAGTAGACCCGGGTCCATCTCTACTGATTAGTTAAGATTATCGGGACGCAGACGGCTTGCCGCATCCATGTCGCGTGTGATTACACGGAAGACCACTTGTGTCTGATGGCTGAGATTAATGAGGCGACCAGACTGGATGATACCTGATGCAGGAACAGACCCAGATAATAGGGTTCCAGCAAAGGTATCACTCGCAATTCCACCGAACGGCAGAACGGAAGTATAGCCCTTTGTAGGATCATTGTAACGCGCCTCTACAATTATATAGTTTGCATAACCCACGGAGTTTGTACCCGTAATAAAGGCTGACCCGCTGTAATATCCAATATTCACTACAAGAAGTCCAGCCGAGCCAGTTAAATAATTGGTAAAATCCTGTGTAGCTGTTGCATTGCCTGTAAACGCAGATGTAAACAGAAGATTCTTCAGTTGAATACGGTCACCTTGATTAAACATAAAGGTATTGAACCAACTACTTGTCTGAATCCAGATGTATCTACTATACCCTGCTGCAGTAGCTGCGCCACCACTTGTAGTCTTTTGGCCATAGATTGTTCCTGTATTGGGAATCGGTGATACTGTAGGTTGTACCCAGCTTTGAGTAATACTATTCGACAGAACAAAGCCCGAAATATCAAGCGTATCGAGTACAGGGCTTACAAGTGAACCATCTGGACGCTGGAGTTGAATGGAGAGTTTCTGAAGAGTGGCAAGCGGTGTAGGATAATAGGTCTTCTGGCACTTCATGAACTTCGGAATCATACCGAGGAATCCACCACGTTGAATAACATTTGTATTGTCCGTAATCCAGTTTGCATCATACTGGATAAGTCCAAATGCACTATCAATATACGGATTTGTACCAATACTATTTGTATCAAGTTCAGGCACACGAATCATAAGGTACGGAAAAGAGAGGACATTTGTATTTACAATAGTTTGATTATAGGAAGCACTTGAAGTAGCTCCTTGGTCAATCAGCACATCAATGCCCTCAACAGGTATAAGTGCCTTCACAAGTTCAATGCGAACAATATTACGGAACTTGAACTGTGTTGAGGTATTCGCACGCACGCCATTATTTGTTAAGACACTTCCAGGATTGAAGAGAACACTAAAATTATAACGGCTCTCACCTGTATTTACTGTCCAGTCACGGTCCGCACTGTAACAAAAGAGATTGTATTCATTCTCCTTATAGTTAATCGTGTCCTCCTCCTTTTGGAGGAAGTCCTGAGGAAGAATAGGCCTATCCGCTCGCACAGTAGGAACTGCAATTGTCGGATTTGCCTGTGCGAGCCCTTGCGGCTCGTAGGGGGTACGGCCCTGTGATTGCATACCAAAGAGGGCTCGCATATCCGGAGGTACTGTCATTGTCGTAATTTCATTCTCGAGTGTTCTCGGCTTGGCCACAGCGCCCGCTTCACGAGGACGAATCTGCTCCTGAACGGCAAGGGCTGTGCGAGCAGCCTCCGCCTCACGCTGCTTCTTGGCCTGTTCAAAAAGGGTCGCCGCCGAGGAGGTATTGTCTTCTTCAAGTGGAATTCTAAAATCGGGTGGAGCGGGAGGTGATGCTTTCGCAGTATTGCGTGAATCCTGCATTAGGGCAAATCGTGTTCCAACATCCTGGCGGAGAGGATCTGAACTGGTAACAATTTCAACCTCCGTCTTCTCACTCATCTCCACTTCACGTCCTCTATCGAGATAGGCTGTGTAGTCGGGAAGTACAGCGGCCAATGTCTCCTTGTTCAGATACTGCATGTTCTGACTCGAATTCACACGGTAGACTTCGCCCATATAATGCTTTACTGTCTTGACTAGCCGCTGTTTCTGGCGGTCGTCAAGGGTCAGTCCACTGCGCCGTTGAACGTGGTCGTATAGTAATCTATCCAACATTTGTTCATTGCGTTCGCTGAAAAACTGCTCTTTTGTTGCCGAAGGCGCTGACATCTACATCACTCTACGATTTATCGTTGGGTATCTTGAACTCAGTTGTCCAATTCACGTGCTAAATAGCCAAGACCTCAGCAATAACATTTCACCATCACGAGGAGCCCGATGACAGAATGGACGGAACTCTTCTCCCATCAGCATCCGTATAATAAAATACATACTATACATTCCACATTCAGAATCCTTCATCTGGAAACGACGGGCATTATAGGCTAGTTTCATAGCAGGGTCCTGTAGTGTGAGCCACTGCATAAATTTTTCAATTTGGCCAGGCACCTCCATGCCGTATGAGTCAAAATAGTAACAGACCTTCTTCTTCAAATCGACATAATTCCCTACCCAGTGACTGCCGCCTTTATTGTGAGGATCAAGGTTATAAATAATACCTATCTTCGACTTTCCAGCTGCTTTTAATCCTGCCATATCGAGACTGCACATTTCGCTTATGAGACACTTTGTCTTGGTCTTATTGTACGGGTCGGGTGCTGCAAAATCAATTGGATAGGGACCAAGAAACTTAAAATCTGCGACATCCTCTTCATACTGCTTCATGACATTCTCAATATTTGTACTATCAAGCCACTTATCAGGATCTGTGCGCCATGCTTGAGGTTGAGGCGGGCGTAAATAGGCCATCTGAAGACGACGCTTCTCTGATTCATCAATGGGGAGTGCCTGAAGAAAAGAGTATTCCTGTATCGGCTGTACACCAACCCGATGTTCAAGTTGTTTCCGAAGGGTAGACGCAGCTACACCGCCAATCTGAGTTCGAAGTGTTGTAGGTGAACCGAAGACTTTAGAGGCTATCTTTTGTAATTCAGACGCAGGAAGACATCCATATGCCGGACGCTTTTTTCCGACACGCGGTCGACATTGACAGGGTCCCGGTCTATATTGTTCTGAACCCATTTTTTTGAGTCGTCTAGTTTTTCTGACCCCGACCATCCTACTGAAGTGTCAGATTCAAATCGTCATATCATTAGAATGGCGTACTCGATGGTCCGCTTTTGGTCGTATATCTTTACACCACTCTTAATTCTAGTAATTATCTTTGCAATGTTTGTGATTTTTTCACTTTCAAGTACACAAACAACCGTTGGCTCGCTCATTGCGCCTGCCCTGGCAATAACATCATCTATCGCCGCAAAAGCAACCTCTGTGGCCTCAACTGCGGCCACTGCTGCGGCCCCTAAAGTATCCTTTTCACCTACATCAGTAGGAACAGGACCATGACGCCTACACAAATCTTTCAAATGATACTTTTAGCCATTATTCTTACCGGCCTAGGATATGTTATCTATGCCGTCGGTAAATTTGCCGGCAGTAAGGACAATCTGAATGACATTCAAAAGAATATGGGAATCATCTTTGGAGTGACATTTGCTCTGGTTCTTATGCTCGGCATTTTCAGCTATATGTATATTCGTACGGATCCCGATGTTTTTGTACCGTTTACCCTTTTCATGCTCTTTGTAAATATGGAGATTTCACTGATTTCAGTCAGTGCGTCGGTTCTTCAAAAGATTGAATAAGGCATTCGGGTGTCCGAGGAGCTTGAATGAGGATTCCTAGGATACGGTGTTGAAGACGGGCACGGCCTGTCCAGAAAGTGTCATTGACACCCATTTGAAGACTAATGCCCTGAATTTGTAGGGTAACACGGACAATTTGACCACGTGTTATTACTCCCGGTTGTACATCTTCTGTCCAAGCACCATCTTTCCAGATACGAATCCCGTGCATACCCTTTCGTTTTTCCTGAAGAGTTGATGGACAATATAAATGTAACTTGTTTCCCTCGACCATCGGCTGAAAGAGTCGATACACCTCCTCGCGCGTAAACTTATTTGCTCCGAACCAAGCCACTTGGCTGGCGCAAATAACTTCAAGAAGACTGGTCTGAATGGCAGTGAGTTTGCTTGCGATCCAGTTCGTTGTCATGGAAAGTTCAAGGCGACCATTTGCGGGATTATAGGAGTCGATTACAAGATGCGGTAAAAGAATTGTGAGTATAGGCATTGTCACCTGTCCGTCTATATACGACAGTGGCACCATCGGCTTCTTTTCACGATTCACGCGTGTCACTAGAACGCCGTGATGTATTTTTCCAAGTTCGAGTTTTTGTAAAGGCACGCACCACTCCATTCTGGGTGTAAAGGTTTAACAAGTTTAGACCCAGGGAGATGCATCTGAGTTGGCGAGGTCCGCCTGGTTCAGGAAAACGACACACCATCCATCAAGAACTCTATACGCGCGCTGCGGCTCGTGGAGTGGTTCTAAAAATTGTTACAAAACTCTGGAGTCTCGAGAAACCAAAAGAAGACGATGGTGGTGAAGAGGATGAAGTGACCACAATTGCTTCAAAAGACCAGATACCTTTTGAAACATCAATGATACATTTCGGATTTGATGTATCGCGAATGAGTCTACAGGACCGTCATATCCTCAAGCCGATTCTTGAGCGTCTTGGAAAGGGTTCTCATGTACTCTCTGGTCGAGACCAAGCAGAGAAGCGAATTCTCGTCTTTTATCACGCACATCTACTGAGCACAGAATCATGCGTCATTCTACAGAGCCTTCTTGAGCAAGATGGGTCCGATATCAGTATCTGGTGTACCTCGGAGCATCCACTCCCGATTCGTATTGCGCATCATTTTAGGGAGATTGCAGTGGGTGGACCTGACCGGGCCTATGAAAAAATTAAGGAGCGGATTCAGATTGCGGGTGGTAATCCTTCTAGCCTCTTTGACCCGCAGACACTCTTTGACGAGGCTGTGCGGAGACTTGCTCGACCGGCGAAACCGACTCTAGATGAAGTCGCTGGTATTCGTACTTTTATCTATGAGTGTCTAATTCGAAATATCCGATGGATTGAATGCCTACATCATTTGATGATCTCCTGTCTGCGACTCCCTCTATCGGAATCTCATCGTCTGGAGGCACTGAGAATTCTGGCGAAGCAAGAGGGTTCTGCTGCGGGTCAGACAATTCCTAGTTATCGCATTCCGATGGCATGGGAGAGTACATTTATTAGAATGCGCGAAGCACTTTCTGGAGCCTTATCAGAGGAGGATGCTAGACCTCGTGGTACCGCCACTTCTGCGGGAACTAGTGAACACGGTGCGAGTACAACTCAGGGAGCCGCAACTACAGTGGATACAGGAGCAGCCGCACCAGGAAGACCTGCAGTGGCTAAAGCACGAGGCGGAAGAAGAAAGCCCGTATGATAGACTTGGACTGCGTAGGAGTCTCTGGGAGGGATATCGCGCGGGGAATGTACTGCTTGTTTGTAAAACATGCGGGGTGGCAAAAGTAATTATTTTACATGAAGCGAGCAGGCCATGTCCTGATATCTGGAAGACCTGGGGTCGCATTTTTCAACTATATGGTCAGGGGACTACAGGCTGGCATAGACAGACTGGAACAGGCTGGCGTGTCGGCTTATTTGCTGCACCTATACCAAGGATTTTACCAGCACCTGGTCAGCCTGTAGGTCCTGAGCATGTAAATGGTGGATATACAATTCCTTGTAAGCAAGACCGTATTATTATTTACAGAGAGGAGGAATGTACCCGTGTCCTACTTCATGAACTCTTTCATGCCGCGTGCAGTGATCGACTTGCGTCGCTGCCTCATATGGAGGCAGAAACAGAGGCGTGGGCTGAATGGGTCTTAGTTGCGTTGGCTTCAAAAGGTGACCTCGAGCTTGCGGTCAAATTAATGAAAAAACAGATTCGCTGGATGAGTGCGCAACATAGAGTACTACGAGCACACTATGGAGTCTCAAAACCGGAAGATTTTGCATGGAGATATACACTTGGTCGCGAGCACGCCTATCAGCGTCTTGGCATTCATGTGCCTATCAGCGTCGGCACTTCTCATGTAACATCGAGCCGCCTCACAGCACCCGCGCTTGAACACGACTCGTTTAAACAGAGCCTCTAGAAGAAAAACTAATGAATCCAGAGCCATATCTCTATAAAGAGACATTGGTCTGGACAATGACTACAAATGGTTATAAATATTTGACATTAAATCTTATCAAAACTATTGAGCAAGTCAAGTGTCCTTGGAAATTGTTGGTTGTCGCAGCAGATCGTGAGAGTTACAGTTTTTTTCGGAATGAAGGCTATGCTGTGGTTTTGTATGGAAAAGCGCAGCGAACTCAGGAGACCACAATTAGCCGTTGGGGAAGTCCACAATTTCAACGATATAATTTCATTAAACTGGACATTGCGCAAACCTTTGCGCAGAATCCTTCTGTAAAGCGTTGTATCTACATGGATGGAGATATAACCCTTTTTAATGATTTTCTTCCGGACTTGACTGCGAGACTTGATGCATCACCCGAGGTGCTACTTTTTCAATGTGACCAGAAGGAGACCGGGCCCTGTACAGCTACAGGATGTACAAACTGTTGTACTGGACTGATTGCCTGGACACATGGACACGACCAGGGAGTCTTTGATATGACAACTCCTCAGTGGAATGAGGTTCGGGACGATCAGGCATGGGTGAATAGGCAACTCCAAGCAAAAAAAGTTCCTTATGTAACTCTACCGCGAGAACTCTATCCAAATGGAGCATATATTAATACCATTCAGGACTATCCAGGTGCATTTTTACTTCACTATAATTACCGCGTAGCAAACTTTAAAATTCTAGAAATGAAACGACTAAAAAAGTGGGTCATTCCGTATCTCTAGTGACCATGACCACCGCCACCATGACCGCCACCATGACCGCCATGATGCGCGATACCGCCACTATATCCGCCTGAGCCGTAACCACCATAACCCCAGGGCCCTAACACTCCCCCTAAGCCCCAATAATATGGAGAATAGATATATTGGTCAACAGGTACCTCTTGTATAATAACCTGCGGCTGTACTCGGGTACGCAGTAGATTGATTCCAAGTAAAGTAAGTACTATTCCAAGAAGTACTCCAAGAACTACACCCCACATCTCTCTTTTTGCTTTGGAAAACAAATCAAAAAAAGAGAATAAACGGTCAATGTGGGGGTCGAACCCACGACTTCACGGTTAACAGCCGTGTGCTACTACCAACTGAGCTAATCGACCAAGATGTCTCATAGCATATAAGCTAATCGACCAAGATGTCTCATAGCATATAAGCTAATCGACGAGGCTATTTTTACTTTTTGGATTTTAAAGATTTTCTTGTCCTATTTAATTTTTTCCACATTTTTTCTTTTCGTTTTTATTTTATTATTCGCCAGGCAATTTACGCCTTCGGCGCAACGGCCTCGACCTTCGCCACCTTGACATAGTGCTTGTTGAGGTAGCGCTGGAGGTTGAAGTACGTCAGGCCCTCCGTGTCCGCAACGCCCAGGAGCTTCTTGAGCGGAGCATCAGGCTTGATGTCGTGCTTGTTCTTGAGGCCCTTCTCCTTGATGTAGGTCGTCACCGCCTTCGTGACATTGGAGCGGCTCATCTCGCTGCCCTTCGGCTTGCCAAGGAAGACGCAGAGGTCATCACTCAGCTTCGTGGGGATCTCGAAGATGCTGAGGCGGGCCGGCTTCGCCGCGCCGTTCTCATCAAGCTGCGGCGTCGTGCGGCGCTTGCGCTTGCGGGCATCCTTGATCTCACGGGCCACACGCTTCTCAAGCTTCTTGAGCTGCGCGTGCAGCGTGGAGATGGTCTCGCGGAGGCCGTTCAGGGAACCGACCATGCCACGGATCTCATCGCCAACCGTCTGGACCGGCTCCTCAACAGCCGCCTCCGTAGCAACCGGCACAGCGGCAACAACGGCCGGTACAGCCGCTACAACCGCCGGCGCAGCCGCCTCGGCCTTCGTCGCCTTCTTGGCAACAACCTTCTTGGCCTCAACCGGCGCCACAACCGGCGCCGCCGCAACGGGGGCCGGCGCAGCGGCCGTCTCAGTCTCCTTCTTGGCTACACGCTTCGTCGCAACCTTGGCTACAGCAGGGGTGGAGTTCATTGTACTAGTACCGGTGGAAGAATTGGAAGACATTTTACGCACTACGAATTTTTTCATGAGTCATCTCGCTCAAATTTTTATATCCGCGTTCACTTTTTTACATAAATTTCCCGATGGAATCCAAAAATACTCTTTTTTTTTTGAAGTTGACCCGTTTTTCGTCAATAAACTACCAAATCAAGAACTTTTTGCCTTTTTGGCTCTTACGGAAACCAAACTTCCGGCTAAGCAGGATATGGAGAGACTCCAGTTTCGCCGTTGTGCGAGTATCAAGAGCCGCAACCACCCAGATGCTCAATGTAATGCGAATGCATCTCAGGGTGACTTTTGCCAGCGCCATTCAAAGCGTCCCATACGTTTTTTTGATCGTAGACGCAATGATCAAAGAATCATATATACGCGCTCGAATACGCTTTTAGTTGGCAAAATTCAAAGGTGGTGGAGGCTCCTCATATCCAATAAACGTCGGCGTACACAGGGACTCTTTGTACATCTCAAAGATATGCTGAATAATACATCTGAAGTCTATTCTATGGAACCAGTTGGCTCTATTCCTCAGGTCTTCTTCTTCTCGTATGCCGATGCCCAGAAGAATGGCTGGGGCTTTGATATTCGTTCTCTTGTACACCTCACATCACAGGGCCAGCCCCTACAAAATCCGTATACACGCGAACCTTTTCCAGAGGCCGTAGTCGCCATGTTCAGAAAACGAGTCGAGTGGCTCAGAGCAAAGGAATACCCTTTACTATATGTGTATGATGAAGTACTTACCCAAGACCAAATCTGGAATCAACGTGTCCTCGATATCTTTATGAAAATCGAGGCCATGGGATATCTTCTCAATACTGCCTGGTTTCATGAACTCACCGCACGAGACCATCGTAACTTCTACAGGGCACTTTATCAACTCTGGTTCTGGCGTCTTGGTCTGAGTGCCGCAGAAAAAGATGAAATTTGTCCTGGTCATACTCTCGCAAGTACACGTCTTTTTCGCTATATTCCAGAGGATATTATGCGCGCACACCAGGATCTCACATGGTGGAAAAAGAAGAATCTGAATTTGATTCACGCCTTGGTGACGCGAGGAACGAGCAAATCACTGCGAGGGCTAGGAGCACTATACGTAGTGATGGGCTTAGTACAAGTGAGTGAGGGTGCCGCGGAAGCATATCCGTGGGTTCTTGAAAGTCTAGGCATGGATTAATTTGAAGGGAAACTATCCTTAAGTTGATTTTGGAATCCAGTCTGAGGGAATACCATGCCACCACCATAGATATTCTTATGATAATTGATATTTGACCTGCTACCATATGTATCAGGCTGTGTCGGAAAATAGCCACTGTATGCTCCGCATTTATTTAGATTTGGCAAATATGTGTTGTTATCTACAACCACACCATTCGAATTTGTAATCTGATATCTCTGACGAGTCTCATAGGTAAAGCACGGCAGTGTTATACCATTTGGATTGGTGGCAGGATTTGGGTCAGTCGATACAGCGCAGCCTGCCGCAGTAAAGATAGTACGAAGACTCTCTCCATTCATGCCCTTGCCTGTGGCAAAATTCAGAGTACCCGTCGAATCATTTGCTGCCGCACCCACAGGTAAATCACTTGATTTTCCATTAGCAAATTCCATAACACCTGTACCCGCATTGATTCCACGGTTCGCCACCACGGGAGGATTACCAGAATCAGCATATGTAGGCCCCACCTGCTTTTTCCAAGTCAGAAGAGATGAATCTGTCACGTTTGTCCGTGCAATATACTGATTTGCGGCCTTTTGTCTTAGGCGTGTGAGTTCACCTGCGTTCATTTCTACAGAAGCATCACTTTTTAACAAGGAAGAGAAGTTTGTCATTATTCCAGCCTGGTGAAAAACGGCGCTCATGCTCTGTCACTACAAACATGGCAAGGCTAAACTGGTCCAATACATCCGCCAATGCCTCTTCATACTTCTCTTCGGGAGTATCACGAAAGATATCTTCAATGACAATCAGGCCGCCAGACTTTACAAATGGAAGCCCCTGCTTAATAATACGAACCTGGTCAACAAGTCCATGTGAAGAGTCATCAAGAAGAACATCTAATTCACCACCAGTTGCCGCAAGGCCCTTACGAATAGATTCCTCTTCGTAAACATCCATTTCACCTACAGAGATTCCAGGGAGTCCAAAATTGAGTGTGTGTTGTAGAAAATTCTTATCGCGGTCAAACCCGAAGATATGCGTATCTTTATGAGTAAAATAGGTGCGCCACGTAAGCATAGATGCGCCTCCAGCGATTCCAATCTCTACAAATCGCACAGGCAGAAATCGGAAACGAGAGAAGAAGAGACTGTAGACAGCAGTATAAGGGTGTCGGTGTCCAGCATTATTATAAGGGCTCTTATCGGCAGAGTAGTTCGCAGCAAGAGTACAGAGATGCGTTTCAGCCGCAGTGGAGTCAACCGTAATGCTCTGAATCTTCTTCATTAAAGATTCAAAGGCAAAAAAAAATTCGGAAAGGACGCGGTCAAAAATTTGATTCGGCCTTTTCCTGTAAAAGTTTACAGAGCCATATATATTCCAAATGTCTTCCACTGTTGTTCAGTCAAACGATTTCTCTACTTCAAACATCACTTTCTCTCCGATTAAGCTTATGGATAGCGGTGCTAAGATGGCGTATCTTAGTTACTCTGGTCGCCCTCTAGTCATGCAGACGGCGTCAATGAATCTTCCCTATGGTATGAATGTATTTGACAAGGCTGGGCCTGTAAAGTACAGTGTTGACCTCTCGTTCCGTGGCTATGAGGATGGCAAGGATGTGAAGGTCAAGGCGTTTTACGATGTTCTAATGAAGCTTGATGAGTTCATGGTCAAGAAGGGTGTTGAGAACTCTCAGGCCTGGTTCAAGTCAAAGCTCAGCGAGGACGTCGTAAAGGCCTTCTACACGCCACTGGTTCGTGTATCGAAGGATGCCAATGGCAACCCGAAGCCGTACCCGCCGTCCTTCAAGCTCAATCTGCGCAAGAAGCAGGGCACGGATGTCTTTGATATTGTTGCCTATGATATGAACAAGCAGGCGTACAACTATGAGGAGACTTCCCTTGAGGAGCTTCTTGTGAAGGGTGCTCAGATTACCGCACTCATTCAGTGTACGAGTGTCTGGTTTGCGGGCAGCAAGTTTGGTCTTTCCTGGAAGGGCATTCAGCTCCGTGTAGACAAGCTGCCTGACTCCATCCGTGGCTTTGCCTTTGCGGATGAGGGTGAGGGCCACTCTGCGCCCGCCGCAGCACCTCGTCGTTCCGCACCCGCAGCAGCGCCTGTGGTTCAGGAGGAGCAGGTCGACGACGATGATGTCTTTGATGCTCCTACTCCCGCTAAGGCCCCTAGTGTTCTTGCCGCGGTCACTCAGGAGGATGCAGAGGGTGATGAAGTAGAGCCGATTGCGGTACCCAAGAAGACGGTTGTCACGACCAAGAAGGTTGTAAAGGTCGTCAAGAAGTA